TACTAAACGTAGCCGAGGACGTCTTGGCTCGAAAGTTTCGTAAGTACGTCATTCCTGACGACGCAGTTTACGAGTTTACGAATGTGCTTGCGACTGCTTATAACGATACGAACCGTCTGAATAAGCACGGCATCGCGTCTTTCTCACTCACCGGCGTCGGGTCGTTTACGTATAAGGAAACGCTTCGAGCTGACGATGAGTCTCTCATACCCAAAAAGACAATCGACCTGATCGAAGAAGAGAACGACGTAAAACTTAGCGGCCGGACCGTAAAAGCGACGGTGATGTAGTTGGCGATCATACCAATGCGTCAGGTCGTGACCGTTACTCGTGCTTCAGACGAAATAGACGTATGGGGAAACCCTGTGAACGTCGAGCCGTTCGAAATTAAGTGCCGAATCGACGAAGGATCTACTATTGCGAATTCACGTTCTTCCGGCGTTGTGAAGAGCGAGGAAGTCGTAGCCACGGCGCGTATATTGGTCGATACATTAGCCGACATCAGGTATACGGATACACTCGCGTTCACGAACGAGCTGGGCGAAACTATTGAACGTAAACCGAAGGAAATAAATGTGAAACGGCATGTCAGCGGTAAGCCGATTCTGACCGAGGTAATCGTATGAGTTTTACGTTGGATGCTGGCGATTTTCTATCGTTATTGGATAGCCGAGAGGTAGCCGTTGAGCAGGCAGCAAAGACAGCGATGCATGATAACACGGATGACCTCGCTAGACTTGCGCAAAATATCGCTCCGATTGACAAAGCTACGCTCCGTCGAGGCATGAAGAAGAAGGTTACGTTAAAGCGCGATAGTCTGATTGGTGAAGTATCGTTCCGGGCCGTCGACAAGGGCTTTAACTATGCGTTATGGACTCACGAAGCGGAATACAATCTCGGACCGAATTCGGCAAGTGCCGGCGGCATGAGCGGCTATCCGGTCGGTAACAAATATCTGGAACGTCCGCTGAAAGGTGAATCGCAGAAATACATTAATCACGTAGCAGACGCGGTAAGAAGGGAGTTGTGATACTCGTTGAAGATAACCGAATTAATCTCGTTTATACAGTCGCGGGTTGACGGCGTTTATTACGCAAACGGATTCCCGCGGAATGCGGCAGATGAATGTACTTATGTGCGATTTACGGGCGGATTTCCTCCGTCTCAATGGACCGGAAAGAGTCAGCCTTCGTTTCAGATAATCGTACGAGGCAAGGCCCGCGGTGACGCTGACTGCGAAGAGAAAGCGTATCAGCTTCAGGAAGCGTTAACGAATCTCCGTGAAGTGTTTATCGGTAATAGCTCAATCGTTGTTATCCGCGCGGCCAATTCGGTGCCGTTATTTATCGGATACGACGACAATGATCGTCCCCAATACTCGTTAAATTTCGATTGTGTAGTGCGCCCTAACCGGGCGCTTTTTTAATGCAAAAATAAAGGAGGAAAACGGATGGCTGGAATTAAAACGATTCAAGTTCCTATCGGCCCCGCAATCGTCGAATACGGCGAGGGTAAGGATATGGTGACGTTTGACATCACGAAGGGCGGCATCGTTTTTAAGGCGCAGATGTCTAAGCAGGATACAACGGTCGACCAATACGGTGACTCGATCGTAGGTTCACGGACAAAGGGCGGAACCTGCGAATGTACCGTACCGTTTGCGATCTATGATTTAGAAAAGATTCATAAGGCGGTGCCGAACAGTAAGTACGTGTCTGACGGAGACAAAAAGAAGCTGGTGGTCAGCGGAAAAGCCGGATATGACTTACTGAAGGATGCGAAGCCTTTACGAATTAAGCCGACAGATCCGGAAGCGACGGCCAACGACTGGCTCACGATTCCGTTAGCTGGTGCGTCGACTGACATCGAATATACGTATGATTCCGATAATGAGAGGATCGCTAACCTAACGTTTACCGGTTATCCGGACACGATGGGAGACGGCGATCTTTTTATTATGGGCGACGAAACGGCCGGGACCTCTTCCGGAACCGGCAGCGAATAACAAACGAAAGGCATCGTCGAGAGGCGGTGTCTTTTTAATTAACGAAAGGAGAGTCGCATGAACATTTTCAAAAAGAAACAGGAGACTGATTCGGTCCAGCTCGGAAAGTATCCGGCCGAGGTTGCGAAACTTACTCCGGCCAAATGGAAACAGCTTTTCGCGGCACTCGATAAAATTCCGTTTCTCGTTCTGGAAGTCTTTAGCGCACCTAAAGTGGAGTTCTACTCGTACTTAGTGAACGCAATTGAGGTCGGCATGGATGAGATCGTCGAGATTACGGCATTATTGAGCGGCGTAGATGCTGAGTACATCCATGAAGAAGTTGGTACAGACGAAATTATCGAGTACATCAGGCTCACCGTTAAAAAGAACCGCCTTGATTCACAAGCAAAAAACGTGAAGAGCCTTCTTCCGAAACTCGAAAAGTAGACGAAGAGGGCGATCCGTATACGATTGACGACTATCTAATCGAAGCGGCTATCAGTTTAGGCGCCACTCAGTATCAGATAGAAAACTCGTTTTATATGGTAGATATCCCGAAATTTGTGCGCGCCAAGACGAAGCGAGGCGCGGTAAGGCGGATAGAAGACATTCGCGTACTTCTTGCAACGAATAGCCGGGCAAGTGAGGACGACGAGTATAAACAGCTCATGAATACGTTGATTCGGGCGGCAGGACTTCGCCCTGAAGTGAAATTCGACCGTGATAAATTCGAACAACTACGGGCTTTACAGGGGAATTTTCGGAAAGGAGGTAAATAGATGGCCGGAACAACAGTCGGAGAAATCCGGGCGCGTATTGAATTAGACATGTCAAACTGGACGCGTAGGCAGGCACAGATTAGAAATGATATGGCGCAAATGGGCCGTTCATCTGCGAATCTCTCGAAGCAAATGGCCCTCGTCCAAAAGGCTTCGCTTGCGGTCGGAGGCGCAGTCGTAGCCGGCATCGGTGTCTCCGTCAAGAAAGCGGCTGACTTCGAGGAGGCCATGTCGCGAGTTAAAGCGATCAGCGGCGCGACCGGTCAGGACTTCGAAGATCTGAAGAACATCGCGGCTAAGATGGGCGCCGAAACAAAATACACCGCAGTCGAGGCGGCCGAAGGTCTTCAATACCTCGCGATGGCGGGCTTCAGCGTAAAAGCGCAAGTCGGATCGTTGCCGGCCGTGCTTAACTTGGCTGCGGCTTCAGGCGAAGGACTCGGCCGTTCAGCGGATATCGTTTCGAATATCATGACCGGCTTCGGCATTAAAGCAGAAGACTCCGGACACGCCGTTGACGTACTCGTAAAAGCGATGACGACGGCCAATACGGATCTGCCGCAATTGGGTAAACAAAATTGCCCGGCCGCTTGGGAACAAGCAGCGTAACACCACGTGAATTCGGTGAACTCTAAGTCACTTTAAATAATAAGTAAACGCTCAGTCCTTTTCTTTAAAAAGTTTCGCAGTTAAAGAGGGGGATTTTTTTATGCCGAAAAAAAGAACACATGAAGAATTTTTGAAAATTGTTAATGACCGTACGGAAGGAAAATATAGAATTCTTGGAACTTACGTGAATAATGTAACGCGTGTTAAGACCTTGTGTACAGTTTGCGGCAATGAGTTTCTACTATGCCCTAAAGATTTCATCAGAAAGAACACAGGGTGTCCTGTATGCGCTAAAGCTCGTGTAGGACTGTCAAAAAGACTAAGTCCTGACGAATTTGAAAAGCGATTTCAGGAGATGTACGGTAATGACTATGCGTTGCTTACTCCGTACAAAACCAGTAGGGAAAAAGTACGAGTTAGGCACAACATTTGCAGCCACGTCTTTGAGCCCTCGGCTAATAATCTATTAACAAAAAGGAATGAATGCCCGAAGTGCTCCATTTCCCGGGGAGAAAATTTAATCGAGCGCTTGCTGGTTAAGCGGAAAATCTCTTTTAAAATCCAATATTCATTTTCTGATTGTAAATACAAAAAACCGTTACTTTTTGATTTCGCCATTACAGAGGGCGAGAGGGTTATAGGCTTAATCGAGTTCGACGGCAGACAACACTTTAAAGCAATTGATTTTTTCGGCGGGAAAGAAGGACTGAGATTAACTAAAATTCGAGATGGAATCAAAAACGACTACTGTGAACGGAAGCGCATTCCGTTACTAAGGATTCCCTATTGGGATCTAAATAGGGTTGAGGTTGTAGTCTCGGAGTTTTTAAGTGATATGAGAATACCGAGCGAAGCCGCATAGGAAACTTGCGGAACGTGTAACGACTAGGTGAAGTAGTCTACGGCGTATTAGCTATGATGAAACACCCACGAGCGCGTGGCACCCTAACGTCTTTGACGCGGGTGAAGATATAGTCTGAGCTTGCGGGAAACCGTAAGAACTACCGGATAAAGAGCCGGTAGGATAACAAACTGGATGCAATGAAATTCGTCGCCCCTGTTGCGCACTCTCTCGGATATTCAATCGAAGATACTGCGACAGCCGTTGCGAAAATGTCAGATGCCGGTATTCAGGGATCGATGGCGGGTACGGCGCTTCGTGCGTCACTCTTACACCTTACGAATCCGGTCGGTCAGTCGGCCAAGGCGATGAAA